ATGATGATGAACAATCGAACGTCATTTTTGAAAAAGTAAAGTCAGGCACATTGAAAGGTGTTTCAGTTGGTTATGTAGTTAAAGTGTGGGAAGAAGTAGTACAAGGGGCATATTCTACAGATGGACGTTTTCAAGGCGAATGTTATATTGCAAAGAAATGGCAACCACTCGAAATTTCTATTGTAAGTGTTCCTGCCGATGCTTCTGTTGGTGTTGGTAGAAGTGCAGAAATAGAAAATGAAAACCTATTAATTACAGAAGAAATTAATAATAGTATTGAAGAAGTAAATCAAAAAAATAATGATATTAAAAATATGGAGGTTTCAAAAATGGAAGAAAAAGAAATTAAAGATTTAGCAACAAAAGCAGAACAGACACGAACTGCTGAAATTTTAGGTATGGGTGAACATTATGGTGTTTCAGTGAATGAATTTGTAAAATCAGGTGCAACTGTAGATGAAGTAAAAACACACATCATGGAACAACTTTCAAAATCTCAAAAATCAGTTGCAAGTGGTGTTGAAGTAAAAGTTGATGAAGCAGATAAATTTAGAAATGCAATGACTGATGCAATTGCTTTACGAGCAGGTGCTAAAATTGATAAACCTGCTTCTGGTGCAACAGAATTACGTGGTTTAAATATGTTAGAGATTGCAAAAGAAGTCATGGAAAGAAGTGGTCAGAACATTCGTGGTGCAAGTAACATCGAAATTGCTACACGTGCATTAACAGCAACTAGTGATTTGCCAAACATTCTTGCAAATGTAAGTAATAAAATTCTTGCAAAATCATACGAATTAGCCCCATCCACTTGGGAACGTTTTTGTAATGTTGTACCTGTTTCTGATTTTAAAACGATTACACGTGCAAAACTAAGTGAACTTCCTGCTGTTTCTGTAATTGCAGAAGGAGCAAGTTATCCAGAAATGGCATACAGTGATGACAAAGAAAGTTATGTTATTAGTACCAAAGGTGGTATTGTTAACTTTACTCGTCAAGCATTAATCAATGATGATTTAGGAGCATTAAACAATCAATCTAAAAATTTAGGGGTTGCTTTAAGAAGTGCTGTTAATAGAGATGTATATGCAGTTTTAAATTCAAGTCATTTGATGAATGATGGTAAAGAATTGTTCCAAGTAGCTAATCATAAAAATACTGTAACAACTGGTACAGCATTAACTTTAGATAGTTTACAATCCGCAAAAGTTGCAATGGCACGTCAAACAGGATTGAAAGGTCAAGTTTTGAATATTTCTCCTAAATTTTTGGTAGTTCCACCAGAACTTGAATTTACGGCAAGACAATTAATTTTCTCTACTGCTGATATTACAAAAGCAAATTCTGGTGCATATAATCCTTTTTCAAATGCGTTAGAAATCATTGTTGACCCTTGTTTGACTGATGCAAAAGCATGGTATTTATTAGCAGATTACAACATGGTTGATACAATTGAAGTTGCATTTTTAAATGGTGTACAAACTCCTTATATTGAAAACTTTGTTGAATTTACAAATGATGGTATCAAGACTAAAGCAAGACTTGATTTTGGTGTTAAGGCTATTGATTATCGTGGGATGTTTAAAAATCTTGGTATCTAATAGAGTTGAATAGTTAAAACAAATGAAAAGCCGATGATGGCTTATTTTTTATGTCTAAAAGGGTGAGGGTATGCACTTGTGCATACCCTTATTTTGAAAAAAGGTGATTAAAATGAATTTTAAAGACGTGCTGAAAGAAGATAATGATATATTTTTAAATGCAAATGAATTTGCGGAAACAATTTTGTATAACGGAATAGAAAGAACAGCAATATTTGAATTAGCAGAACAAAACAAAAAAGGCAATAGTTTTGATACGGATGGTTATTCAGATGTTCAATATTTCTATGTTCAACTAGATAAAAAACCAAAAATAATGGATGAAATTCAATATAATTTTGAAACTTATCAAGTCACAAAAATAGTTGAAAAAGATAACGATTTTTATAAAGTTGAAACGGTAATAAACGAAAGACCTTTTCACAGATAAGAGGTGATTAAAAATGAATTTAAATATTAACATTCAAGACAATGTATCACCGAAAATTAGAAATTTAATGCAACAATATCCTGATTTCATTAAAAGTTCAATTAAATCAACTGCTTTTTTCTGCATGAAAGAAATTCAGACAGGTATTAAATCGGGTTCTCCAAATGGAGTTAGATATGCACCATTTATGCCTTTGAATTTAAGAAGAAGATTAAATAAGGTTTTAGGCAAAGGAACATCGAAAATTCCACTTGGTAAGATGTTTAGAGCAGTAAAATATGAAATGATTGATGATAATAGTGCAAAAATTGGTTGGTTATCTCCTTCTGCACAAAAATTAGGAGAGAAAATTGAAAGTGGTTTAACTCGTAACGTAAGTAATCAAGTAAAAGTAATTTTCGCAATGGCTAAAATGCCAATTGATAAATCAAAAATAGTCATACCAAAACGAGAAACTTTTGCACCGATGCTTGCAAAACTAAAACCTCAAATTCCTAAAGTTTTTTCTGATAAATTTATTAGGAAAGTAAACAGAGTATTGACCTAATGGTGGTGAAGAAATGAAAATACCTAAAATGCTATTTAAAAAGATTTTATATAAATGGAAAGATGCAATTTTAAATAGTACAGAAATTAATGACTTTTGTATGAATAAATACAATAAAAAACCTTTGCTATTCGTTGGTTTTAATGCAAAAGACCCAATTATAGAAGATGATTGTCCTGCAATAATCATTTATCCTGCTTCTAAAACAGAAGGTTTGTTAGATGATTACACATACAACATGGTTTGCACGTGGTCTATTTTAAACAAAAATATAACAAAAGATACAAATACAATTGAATACGATGGACTATTTGAAACAGATGAATTAGGTAATCTGATTTATGAAGTTTTATCAAATTGTTCAGATATTTCAATAAAAAAGATTGAATATGAAATACAAAGTGAATGGTTTCCTTTATATCCTGCTTTTATGCAAATCGCAATTGATATACCTGTTCCAATGGGCGTAGAAGATATTGAATATTAAAAATGAAAACAAATATTTACATTAAATTGTAAGAAATTAAATAAAAACATTTAGGCGTGTACTCACAGTACACGCCTTTTATTTTGGAGGTATAAAAAATATGGCTAAACAAGCAACAGGTTCAAATAGTGTAACTGTAATTGATTTTGAAACAAATTATAGTATAAATCCGACAACTAAACATGGTAAAATAATGCCTTTTAATAAAAATTCTATGCAATCAAAACAATCAATGATTGACCCTCAAACAATTACAGGTACTAGAAATCAAGTAGAACCTGCAAAGGGTAACATTGATGTTTCTGGTTCCATGACGATTCCAGTGGATTTGGATTGTTTCGGTTACTGGCTAAAGGGTTGCTTTGGTTCTCCTACGTCAACTGTTGATGCAGTTGATGCAACACTATTCACACACAATTATAAAATTCTTGATAATCAGCCTTCAATGGTGATTGAAAAACAATATAAAGATATTAATCAAAATTTTGTTTATAACGGTTGTAAGATTAACAATCTCAAAATGTCTTTTGGTGGAGATGGAGAGTTGACAGCAGATTTTGATTTTGTTGGTGCTAAAGAAACTATTTCTACTACAAAATATGATGCTAGTCAAGAAACTATTGTATTAAATCGTTTGTCAAACTTCCAAGCATCTATTGAAGAAAATGGTACAGAATTAGCAATTGTTACAAGCGGTGATTTATCAATCAATTTTGGTTTAGATACTTCACAGTACCTAATTGGTGGTATGGGTTATCGTGGCGATGTTTTAGAAGGTGCTGTAAAAGCAGAAGGTTCTTTAAAAGTATTGTTCCAAGACACAGCATTTTTAGATAAAGCTAAAGGCAGTACGAAATCAACTTTGAAAATCAAATTCAAAAAAGATACACAATCATTAGAATTTGTATTACCAGAAATTATTTATGATGCAACAAGTCCTTCTGTTGATGGTAGAGCAGGGATTACATTAGATGTTAAATTCCAAGCATTTTTGGGAACAGATTCAAACAAATCAAGCGTAATGGTTAATTTAGTTAATCACATTGAAAAATATTAAAATTTAAAAAGGAAAAGGTGATATAAATGGATATTCAAATTAAAAGTATGACACGTGGACAGATGAAAGCATTAAAAGAAAAAGGGTTAGACCCTGCGTTCATGGGGGCAGAAGTAACAGCACAAAAAAATGCTGATATGATTGATTGTATTTTAGATACTGTTTATTCAACTATTGATTTTGATGATATTGAATATAGTGAATGTATTAGAATTGCACAAGAAACATATATAAAAAGTTATGGTCGTGAAATTGAAAAAAAAATCTAACAGATTTTATAAATTGGCACAACGAAGGAAGAAATGAATATTGCAAAATATGCAAAGAATTTGCCTATGAAAAACAAAAATTAAATTGTTCTACGTGTGAAGATAAAGAACCAATTTTAATGTCTGAAAATCAAGATGCTATCATTTTATGGACTAAATTACAGACACAGTGGAATGTTGGTATGGGTGGTTTAGTTGGCTTGAAGTATGAAGCAATTCCACTTTTAGCTGAAATTTATTGTATTGATTTGAGTGTAGCACTGATGGAAAAAATCAGATTAATGGAAAGTTTAACACTTAAAAATTCAAAAGAGAAAAACGAAAAATGATGAAAAAGAGGATTAGCAATATGATGCTAGTCCTCTTAATTTTTATATACAGATTAATTTTGGGGGTGAAATAATGGCAGGTAATGGAGTAAATATTATAATAAATGCAACTGACAATGCTTCAAGTTCAATTAAAAATATCTTGGGAGCAATGGCAGGTTTTTCACTAGCTACACTTGGAATACAAGGTTTACAAAATGCATTTCAAAGTTTATCAGAAAAATTGGTTAGTTATAATGCAAACATGGAACAAACACAAATGGGTTTTGCTACTATGCTTGGAGATAAAGGAGCAGGTAAAGAATTTATTGCTCAAATGCAAGAATTTGCAAGTAGAACACCTTTTGAGTTTTCAGATGTTGACCAAGCTAGTAAAAAACTAATGGCATTTGGATTTTCTGCAAAAGATATAATTCCAACTCTTACCGCAATTGGTGATGCTTCAAGTGCATTAGGACTAAAAAAAGAAGGTATAGATAGAATTACTCTTGCGTTAGGTCAAATGTCTATTAAAGCACATTTGTCAGGTGAAGAAGTTCGGCAACTAAATGAAGCAGGTATTGGGGCACAAAAATATTTGGCTGATGCTTTTAATTTAACAGGTAAATCTTTTGATAATTTAGCGAAAACAGGTATTTCTGGAAGTCAAGCAGTAAAAGCAATCATCAATGGAATGGCGAATGACCCAAAATTTAAAGGCATGATGGAACAACAATCTAAGACAATGAATGGTATGTGGTCAACTGTAAAAGATAATACTGCAATTATTTTTGGTGAAATTGGAACTAATGCATTTAATTTATGCAAAAACATGGTTAAATATTTTGCTGATTTAAGTGTTGCAATCATGGATGCTTTTAAATTGGGTGGTATAAATGCTGTATTAGACCAAGTTTTCGGCAAGGAATGGTCAGAAAGAATATGGAAAGCATCTTATGTATTTTCTGATTTTATTAGCGTTGCTGTTGGGCTATGTGGTGCTTTGTTTACAGGATTTACACCGATTTTAGGCGTGATAATTGATATTGCTACAAGTTTAGCTGATACAGTTACTAGTAACTTGGTTACTTTGTGTAATTTTGCTAAAGAAAATTTGCCAATTTTTAAGGCGTGTTTAGATGGAGTTGTTGCAAGTTATATTGCAATGAATTATGCACAAATTGCCTCAATTGCTTCAAGTATTGTTGCTCGAATTGAAACGATAGCATTAACACTTGCATATGTAGCAGAAGCGGTTGCTATTGGAGAAGTTGCAATAGCACTTGATTTGCTGATGGGGCCAGTTGGTTGGGCAATTTTAGCAATAGGTGCATTAACAGCAGTTGTTAGCTATTTTTCTAGTAGTCAAAATGTTGATAAACACGTTAATGCAAGTAACATGTATGCAGATGGATACACTCAAATTGGAAATGAAGCTGATATTGCTACGGGTAAAATTTGGAGATTAACAAATGAACAAGCAAGATATTTTAATGAACAAAATCGCATTGGTGGAGCATATGAAGATACAACTACTCGTAAAAATGCAAGTGATAAAGATGTTGCTAAAAGCAAAATTTTCAATTCTGTTCCAATAACACCGATTCCAGCAGGTGCAGGTGGTTCAGCACATCATGGTAGAACAGACCATTCAGCCGAAAAATTACAAAAAATTTGGCAAGAAGCACAAGATAAAATTTTAGTATTAGAAAACAAATATGATGAATGGCAAATCAAATTGCAAAAATCTAAAGAAGAATATAGTAGTAGGAAAAAAGATGGATTAGATGAAGAAACAAATTGGAAGTTGTATTCTTTAGAAGAAGCAAAAATTAATGAAGAACATTTAAAAGCAAGAGAAAAATTATCTAATGATTTAAAGAAATATTCACTATCTGAATATGATTATAATGTTTTGTTATTAAATCAAGAAAACAAAGATAAACAAGAACTGTATCGTAATGATACAGAATCAAGGGCTATTTGGGACAAAACATATATTGAAAAGAAAAAAGAGTTAGATATAAAGCATACTGATGAAATTAAAAGTATGCAATTAGATTTGAGTAAATTAACTTTATCGGATTATCAATATCAACTTGCAGAACTTGAAAAAACAAATAGTGAAAAACAAGAATTATATCGTTTTGACATTGAAAGTAGATTGATTTGGGAAAGAACATATGATGAAAAAAAGAAAGAAATAGAAAATAATCGTGCAAATGATTTGCGTTCAATTTCAAATGAAATAAAGAAAAGTTATTTAACAGATAGACAATATCAAGTTTTAGAATTAGAACAACAGAAATTAGATACGCAAAAGAAATATGCAAACGATAAAGTTTATTTAGATAGTTGGATGATTTATTATCAAGATAAAATGAAAAACTTAAATCCTGCAACGTTTGGAGATGCGTTTCAAGTGGGATTAAAAGAAAGTTTAAGAGCTATGGGTGATTGGCAAAGTAACATGATTGAAGTTGGTAATGCGACAGCAAAAGCATTACAATCTAGTTTAAAAACATTCTTTACTGATGCAATGAAAGGTGAACTGAAATCATTTGCGGATTATGTTGGTAGTTTTTTATCTGCTGTATCTGATGCGATAGCAAACATGATGGCAAATGCAATGGCACAAAAAATTGTTAGTTGGGTATTTCCTAATATTAAATTTAATGCAAATGGTGGTAGTCTACTAGCGAATACACCGCATGTTGTAGGAGAGCATGGAGCAGAAATGTTCATTCCAGACACGAATGGAACAATGGCAACAGCACAACAAACAAAAAACATGCTTGGTGGTGGAAATCCAAATCTTAAAGTTAATATTATAAACAATACTTCTGCTAAAATTGAAGAAAATGATATTAAATATGATTTTAATTTTGAAGAAAGTGTACTAACTATTGTTCTAAATGCAAGACAAACAAACAGGCTCGGCTTCAATGATGCGTTAGGTATATAAAAATACTTTTAAATCGTCTTATCATAAGACGATTTTTTTATTTTGGTAGGTGAAATAAATGTTAAGGTTTCCAAATATAGCAAATCCTTCTTCTTATTCAGAAGATATATATGACCCTGTTTTGAGTTCCGAAATGGAAGATACGACAACAATAACTAGAGCAAAAACAACAGCACAACCAAAAATATATTATTTAAAGTGGTCAGCTTTATCAAATGACGATTATATTAAATTTATGGATTTTTACAAAGAAACAAAAGGTGGAAGTTTAAAGTTTATATGGACTAGTTTTTTAACAAATGAAGAACATGTTGTTCGTTTTATTAGTAAATCAAAAGCTGATTTTGTTCAGCCGTTTTACTGGAGTTTCGATATTTCTTTATCAGAAAAATAAGCAATAGGTAGTGTGTATGCACTACCTATTTTTTTACATAAATTTGACAATGTAATAGAGGTGATAATGTGCTTAATTTAAGTGAAGTAGCAAAAATAGAAAAGAATAAAGTAGATTCAAATAATTCTTTATTGTTTTTCTTAGATATAGAATTTGAAACAATAACATATAGACTTGTTAGAAATAACGAAAACATATTTTGGAATAAAAATGAATATGTTGCCTTCCCTTTTAATTTAGGTGAAATTAATGAAAATGCAAATGGTGAACTACCAACTTTTGATATTGTTGTGCAAGATACAACAAGAACGGTTCAAGGTTATGTTGAACAGGCAAACGGTGGTAAAAGTGCAAGAGTAATTTTACGTGCATTATATTCACATTATCTTACAACAACAACTCCTGAATTAGAAGAAGTATTTGCTGTTTTAAGCGTAAAATGCGATGCAAAAGGGGTAACATTTAATTGTGGTTCGGATTTCCCTCTTTCAAAAAGATTTCCTGCACGAAGATATTTAAAAGATTTTTGTCCTTACAGATATAAAGATATTGAATGTGCTTGTATTTCTGATTTAACAGAATGTAATAAAACATTAATTGATTGTAGAGAAAGAAATAATAGCACTCGCTTTGGTGGGTGTCCTGGTATTTCTAACGCAGGTAATTATTATGCATAATATAAAATTTACAGATTTAATCGGAAAAGAATTTATTGCTTCTGATGGTAATAAAGAAAAATTCTATAATTGTTGGATGTGTGCAAAAGAAGTATATAAAAAATTTGGAATTGAATTATCGTTTCATTATTTGATTGATTCAGAAGATAAAGAGGGTATCAATTCAATTTTTGATGAACATAAAAAAAGTGGTAAATGGGAAAGAATTGAGATTGGAAACGGTGAAGAATTAGAAATACCTTGCATTGTTGCAATTAGATTTAATAGTCCGATATATGTAAATCATGTGGGAGTTTACATTGGTGATGGTAAGTTTATTCATTGTAGAGAAAGAATAGGTGTTAATATAACTGAAATTTCTTCACCAGCTTGGAATCGAAGAATAGAAGGATATTACAAATGGATACAGGTTTAGACCTGTATTTTTTTATGTTCAAATAAAGTTAGGAGGTTAAAATGAATAATTATAAATTTACATTAGTTACAATTAAAAATCCTTTTAACGTAAATGAACGCGAGATAAGGCATATTAAAATTAGAGAACCAATTAAAAAATTTGTAACTTTAGATAAAGAAATTGATTTTGAAGTATATGTTACTAGAGATATTAATCATTCAGCAAAAGTTCATTTAAATTATGTTCCTGAGAATGGCGATTTTATTGTTATATCACCTTTCGTTGATAAAGGTGGTGGGAAAAACATTCTTTCAGCCATCGCAGGAATTGCTTTAAGTGTTGTAACAATGGGCGTTGGTTCTACTCTGTCAGGTGGAGCATTTATGGGTACAGGGGCATTAGGTGTTGGTGCTTGGACAGTAGGAGCAACAATCGGAGCAATTGCAACAATGGCTATTGGTGGTTCTTTAATTTCAAATCTATCAGCAAAACCAAAGGTTGATTTAACTAGTTTAAGCACAAAAAACAAATATGGTTGGTCACAAACACCGTCGGAAGGTGAAGGTGAAGTACAACAAGTAACCTATGGAACAGTTGTTACAAGTGGTCATGTTTTAGCAAAACATATTACCTCTGATGGTGATAAACAATATTTAAATATTCTGTTGTGTGGTGGCGAAGGTGCAGTTGATGAAATAACAGATGTTAAAATCAATAATAATCCGATTGCAAATTATAAAGATATTGTAATTGATACTCGTTTGGGAACTAATGACCAAACAGTGATTACAAACTTTGCTGATACTTATGATGATGAAGCACTAAGCTATGAATTAAATAAAGAAGACTATAGGACACATCAAACAATGGCAACATCTACTTCTGCAATTGAAATTGTTTTAGAAGCACCTGTTGGTATTTATCATATTACAGATGGGGGAAAATCTACTGCTTGGGTTAAGGT